TATTCTACGTGCTTTTTAGGGCTTTTTAAGATTTATCTCGGCTTTTTTCGCTTTTTTGACTTTTTACGTTTTGTATGTCAAATTACAGCATTTATGCCGTCAACGTGCTCTGAAATTCTCAGCTCCACAGTGTTGTCGGTGATTTTCAGGTCCTTGTCCTCATCGCATTTCAGTGCCTGATAAACCTCGTCATCAGCGTCAAAATACCGCTCTGTCTTACCCGTTTCGGTATTGACCACAGTACGAATGCAGGAGCTTGGCACGATTATTCTCTTCTTTCCGAGAACAAACTCACGGGCAAAGCTGTCAAACGCCACATCAAGGGCTTTGAGCGTGTCCTCGCAGTTGGCAAAGCAGCTTATGCCGAGGGGCAGCTCCGTGGGAATGTTGCTTGGAAAATCGGTCTTGAAATACTGAAACAGGGGAGTGTCCATAGCATATGTGAACGTGTCTGCCATATCGGGATAAAGCACCGACAGCGGCACTCTGTCACCCGGAGCATTGGGGTCAGAAGAACGAAACAAAAAGCACTCCACAAGGATATCATCATCCTTGACGGAATGCTTCTCGAATAACGTGTAATAATATTTGCCCTTGGCTGATACCGTGCCTAAAATGCCCTCGGTAATGTCCCTGTTGTCCCATTTCAATGGGTAGAACTGCCGCCCCTCAACAAACGAGAGCCGCACCCTGCCCCGTTCTATGTATTCCCTCAGAACACAGCCGCCCTGAGCAAACGCCGCCGAAAGCAGTCGGGGAATGTTCTTCCAGAAGCCCTCACGACAGAGGAAATCAAGGATAAAGTCGTCATATTCCTTTGCCCCGCAGGTTATGTCCACCTGCTCCGCAAAGCACTTGTGAGCGAACTCATCGCACAGTATCTTTGCCGTGTTCAGCATATTCATCTGCCGCACAGTGCCCCTGTTCAGCCCCGCACGCTTCACCTCACGCCATTTGGGGCGACCCTCGTAAATGTCCTGCCACCTGTCCATATAGCCGCTGTAAAAGCCGTTATCCCCGGGAAACTTTTCCTTAAGCTTAAGCTCACGCTTTTTAAGGGCAAGCTCCTCGTGCGCAATATCCTTGCCGAGTATCTGTATCACCCTGTCAAACGCCTTTGTGTCACCCTGAGCGGCACTCAGGAACATAGACATAACAAGCACCATTTCGTTGTCCATATCATCGGGAGAAACACCGAGAGCTTCAAGCTGCTCCCTGTCATTGGCGGCAGCGGGAAGTTCAAGCAGAGCTTTCATCTTCTGCTTCATGTCCTTTTTGCGCCGCCTTGCTTCACCCGAGGCTTTGCCGCCTTTTTGAGTGATTTCTCGGAGTTCACTCGGAGTTCGTTCGGAATTTGATATTAGATTTTTTTCATTCACGGGTCACCACCTGCTTGGTTTGGAGTATATATAAATGGAGCTGTTTCAGTTCACATTGCAACAGCTCCATACAATTATATATCGTTATAATTATATAAATGACGTAAATCATTTATTTGTGAGTACCTTTGGGCGAGTTTCTTGCGTTGGGTGCCTGATGTGTCATTATAATTAAGAGCGTCCTCTATTGATCTTTGCATTCGCATTAACTCTGTGTCAATAGCACTAAGGTTGATAGACTTGTTTCCATTATTATTGTTAATAAGATCAGCATTATCACTGATTATTTTATCAGCCTTAAAAATGAGTAAATCTACATCTTCGTTTGAAATAATATTATCTCGAATGTGATTTGATGAATTAAGCATATTTATTATTTGATGAAGTAATGCAGTATTTATATTAGATGGGTTTGCATCAACGTCATTAGCATTAAACTCTGCTTTTGATGAAAGCTTAACAAGTTGCATCATTGAATAGCCACTGTTTCCTTTTTTATTGGCAGTTATAACACTTGATATTTGGTTAACATCTTCAATTACTTCATCATAAAGTCGTTCACTTCTGTACTGTATTATAGATATACCTTGGATATCAAAAATATTTTGAGTCTTATTGTCTCTTATTAAAACAACGGGTTTGTCAAATGCGTGGCGTAATCCTAATTCATATAAAACATTTGGATTATTGGTACTTAAATCACATATAGCCATATCACATTCAACTATATTTTCAATAATTTTTGCAATAATTTGATCACTAATTTTGTTTTGATCTACCCGTACAGGTTCATAGCCAGCTTGCATTATAGCAGGCTTTATTATTTGATTAAACACTTTTGAAAAATGATTTTGTTCGTATTCCAAGTGATCGCTAAACGGCATCATTACAAAGCATTTAGGCTTTTTAGTTCCTGCAGAATTGTTATTATGGTTGGGACCAGTATTTCTGTTATCAGCCATATATGTTACACCTCACGTAAAATATTTTCTACATAATACCACAAAAATAATCATATGTCAACAAAATTTGGAAACTAATTTAAAAAATGCTAAAAATGGAGAAAAATCAGCAAAGAATATCGCCTGACGGCTGTGAGGTGCCGAGCAGGCGATTTTGCATTCTTTGCATGATATAATAATACATCAGAAAATTGCCCCGTACCCGCACAGATTTAAAGAATTTCTCCAAGCTCGGATGCAAGAGTTATCAGAAAATCGTGGCGTATAGCCTGACATGTGCGCTCACAGTTCAGTGTATCACAATATATCATAGGAGTGCTTCCGCAGACATTCTGCATAATAAAGCGCTGCTCGTGATCAGGAAATACCGCAAGCGCTCTGTCAACAGCAGAAACCCGCTTTTGAAGCAGAGCGGTATGCTTTTCAATCTGTTCCGTTACCGACTGAACGGGCTTGGATATCCCGCTGCCATGCACAGTGCAGTCAGGCGTGCTGTATATCCTGTCAAATTCGATGGACTTTATTCGGCGCTTGTTATCCTCATAGCTGCGTGCCACGGAAAGCACACGCTTGTAAACCTCTTTGTCAAGATATTTTGGTATGTATGTCCTCATTGTTTGTCGCTCCTTTTAATTTTGTATTCATTCTCTTCCTCAGTCCCAGATCTCCCGTGAGCAGTCCCACTATCATTACTGCCTTGTCGGCGATATCGTAAATATCGTCGGACTTTACAAGCTCGCTCCTGAGAGTGCCCGCCTGCTTAATGTTGTACTGATACTGTGCATACATCGAAGTGTACCTCTTGTGCTCTTCAATGTCCTGCATATATTCAGAGTACGCTATCCGTTTCATGCGTTCGGCAAAATCCTTGGGCATATTTTTGTCAAACTTGTATCTTTTGTAAAGTCTGCGGATACGGTCAAAATATCGGTATTCGGGAGCGGGGAGATTATCAAGATTTATGCTGCCGTCGTATGCCTGATGTTTCAGTCTTTTAAGCTCCTGCTCGGTCAAAATTTATCACTCTTTTTGATATTCGGTGTAGGGTTGGTGTATAGGGTGTATGGTTTGATACTAATCACCAATAAAACTATAGACAAAAAATCATCGCATAATCCATATACGCAAGATTATGCTCAATTTTTTGTATAGTTTTTAATTGGTGCTTAGTATGAGGGGTATTTTAAACTTTTATATTATACTATATAATTTATAAAATACTTTTTTATTTAGGGGTTATACATCGTATACACCACTATACATCAATAATTTACGGTGAACCTGCTTTGAGGTATCTGACTTAAAGCTATTCCCATATAAACATAGCCTGCTTTTGTACGAAGCTTCGGAAACCTCTTTGACATCTCCATACCAAACTTCGTGCTGCTCATACGATACTCGCAGTATTGCTCACACCATTCTGAATATACCGCAAACAGCTTGTTCGCACTTGCGCTCTCTGCCCCTGCCATATCTTGGCAGATATTGCCAAAAGAAGTCCGTAGATACGTCATCTACGGACTTCTTTTATTTTATAGCTCATTTCAGAAAAAAGCTTGGTTTGAACTCACGATTAAATGTGGTAATGAATTGTTTTGAATGAATTGTTTTGCCTGAATAAATCACAATAATACTAATCTTTAATCGTTCTATAGACAAAGCCGACAGATGAAATAAGACCAGTCTAGGAAAGCGACTGCAGGCG